TAAAAAAGGGCTCGTATAGAGCCCCATGATTAAGTTCGGTGTGGAAGTGCCAAGGTTTGGTGTCCTACATGTTCCGCTTCCTCGGTCTACGCAGACTGCGCTAGCTTCGACGCTGTGGCGAGCGGTCTAGATATGGACAGGCATGTTTTGCTGCAATATGTCTGACGGCTTTTCTCTTTGGCCGCACGTGAAGATCCTTTCTGTTTCTTCCCAAGTCACTCGATATACGCAGTCGCTCAACACCTCGAACTGATACCCAATCTTTACCAATTCCAGATGATCGAAACTGAATAGCTTGTCACGACCATCGTACACATCGATGTATATCTTGTAGAACGTCAGGTCGCGGTCGAGTTCGGCAGCATACTTTAGCCGTTTGGCGTAGGCGATTTGCTTTGCGTATCCGGTGATATAGAAGTCGTAATCTTCCAAAGGCCCGAACCCTGATGCTTTCTTTTTCTTCCTCGCTTTGGTTTCTGCCGTATCTACCGTTGGCGTTCCGTCAGGCAGCTGCGCTTGTACTGGTTGTGGTGGTTTAACGGGGTCGGGCGGTTGCTCTGACTCTGGCCACCAAGCCCAGATATTGAAAACCAATCCAAGCGATAACAGCACCACCGTTCCGACGACAGGCCAACGCTTCCAGAACGGGCGAATGTCTTTTGCTTCGGCTTCCTGTACTTGCTTGTTGGATTGCGAATGACTCTTATAGAACGGGAAGTATTCCGACTTATAAAATCGGGTAGAGGTGTTCACCACTTCACCGGCACAACCATCTTGCACTTTCTTGGTGTAAGAACTGGTTGAGCCCATGGCCGTGTTCTTTGTGCATCGGTAGGTCACTTCAATCATGTCCTTAATGTCTCGATGCACTTTGCGGATGTTCTGCGTGAGCAAAATGATATCAACACCGTAGTGACGGTGTATTGAGTACCATTCTAGAATCGGCGCGGCCAAGCCTCGACTTGGCAAGCTCATGTGCGCCTCATCGACCACATAAAGTGGCCCTTGTCCTTTTTCATTACGCCATTCGTCGGAGTAGTCTTCAATCTGGCTGAACGGGCGCGAGGTTGAACCGAAATCCGTTAAACGTCCATCCACGATTTTGATGAGTTCTCGAACGTCTTCACCAAACACCTTAACGAACCAATCAATGTTTAAGGTGATATTGGTGATGACTTTGCGGCCATCTTTAATGGCTGGAATGATGTGATAGGCGACAGCCTCATACGTTTTACCGCCACCTGGTCTCCCTGCTATGGCGTATATCATGAGCCTAACCTCGTAAACGGAATCAATTGCAGCATCAAACGCACCGTAATGGCGGCCAGAATGATGGACAGACATTGAGGCACACCGACCGCAGCCATAACCCAAGCCACCGTAGGCGGAATACTGGTCATGTACTGGCTCATATCGACCGGAGCGAATAGGGAGAACACACCAGAGAGCAACAGATTCACCATTGCCATGATTTGCTCAACCGCCCAAAAGAACAGGTCTTTGAGCATGTTGACCAGCGAGATTAAGAGCTGATAGAGGAACACCAACAGCTTGTTAAACAAATCGACTAACCATTCCATATTAACCTCCGAAGATGATACGACGCGCCGCAAACACTGACGTCATGATGAGCACCGCACGAATAAAACCGAACACCCAATCAAAGCTGATTTGCTCTTCAAAACTGAAGTCACCGAAGAACGGCACAGGGAGCACGAAAGAAGGGCGCTTGGCACTGGATAAGTCGAGGTCACCAAACGAGCTGACAAAGTTGTCGATGGTGTTGTGTTTGAGATTGTCTAACTGCCCAGACACCAAACCACCTAAGCCATCGGGATAGGCCGACTCATAAAAACCTGTACAGGTTTGAGATTCGATGCACGTACCACCCGTACCTGCGCCAGACGTATCTGTGTTGGCAATGCCGTCTAAGGTGTCAGAGATACCGGAAATGTCCTCCGCGATACCATCCATTGCCCCTGCAATTTTCTCTACATCATCACCCACACCATTAATTGCATTGGTGTTCTTGTTCACGGCCGTGGTGATGTCAGCATTCGCTTGTTGGATAAGGGCCTTAGTGTTTTCGTAAATCTTGTTGTCGTTGATTTGCTGCTTTTGAATGGCTTGCGTATTGGTGACCATCGACGCATTCAATGCAATAATTTGGTTTTGAACGTCAGCACTGGCTTGATTGATGTCGATGTTCATATCATTTAGCGCCTTGTTGACATCCGAGTTCAAGCCTTTAATCGCATTCAATACTGCCATGTCTGTTGAATCATCAGTATCAGGGTCTTCAACATCCGGCTTTTTCTCAGTATCCGGTGGATTCACCGTATTGGTTGAGCCATCAGGTAATACGCTAGGGTCTTCGATGTCGCCTGTTGGGTCGTCAGGGTCATGAATTGGGTCATCAGGAATAATAGGAGTGTCAGGGCCATCTTTACCCCAGAAGAGTGTGCCACCTTCACATTGATTGCCCGTGAACTGGAAGTTACCGTGGCATAATGTGTTTTGAGTCCATTGACCAGACTCGACATCCGTACAAAGCGTAGTATCACTGGGAACGCGGCCTAATTCGCAACGGGTTGCCCCAAAGTCGCCATAGCATGCCCCAGTGACTTGTTCACCGTAGACGTACGCAACCCATTGAAGCAGCTTGATTTCATCAATGGATTTTTTGAACTGGCAAGCGTCCATACAGGTGCCATCAGGGTTTTCACCATACTCACATGCAGGAACGATGGGTTCACATGAGACGACGTACCCGTCTTCTACTTTTTCATGGTCGGGAGGACATTGAGCTGAATTTTGAAAGAATCCTGCTGCACGATAAAGAGGCCAAGAAGCACTGGTTGTGTGACACATGATATCTACAACGTATTTGCCATGCCTCAAATAACAGGACTTAGTAGAAAAATCTTTGTAGTTAACAAACTTGTTTTCATAACAAGAGACATAAGAGGCAGGGTTAACTCTCATACCCAATAGCAACTTACAATCGGGATAAGCTGAAACGTCTGAAACCTTATATGTTGGTTGAGCCGCGCTTGCATTAAGTGATAAGAACAAGCACGAAAACAGAAGTAAAAAGAGTGATTTATTCACGTTTTCACCATTAAAAAAGGGGACCGAAGCCCCCTTATCCTCTAAAGTTTTGGCTGGCCACGTATCCGGCAATGCCACCCAAAAGCACAAAGACGATGAGTTGGACATCGTGGAGAACGGCCAACATAAACTTAAGCCTTGTTCACAGCACGCTTAGCAAGAGTGATGGATTTGTAAGCCATAGTAATGCCGACAATCACCAGACCTGCCGCGCCGATTTTGGTTGCCACACCAGATAAGTCGATAGCGGAGAACGGGTCAGCCGCACCACCTTCCGCCGCCATAGCAGGGACAGAAAGCACCGCAACAGTGACGGTGGCCGCCGCTTGTTTACCGAACTTTTTAAGCGCGTTTAGACGTTTCATAACAGATTCCTCAAAGTAGTTTTATTAAACGTATTGCCATCTTGATGGCGTAAGTTGAGAGATAGCCGCCAACGAACACCAAGGTAAAACCCAAGCCGAACGCTTGAGATATCTCTCCTGGAGTCAGCTGTGTGTAGCTCATTAACGTGTCATATTCTTGAGCCGTCACCATGACATAACCACTGCATGAAGCCGCTTCAATGTCAGGAACGACAGCGAGAAAACCGTCCGCGTTAGGTAGAGCACACACAGGCATAACGAAATTCCTTATTTAGCCTTTAGCGAGGCTTCAAAATGTTTCTTGATGTCGTCATCCACAGGGATGAGTTCCGTAACGATGGCACCCGCCAATGGGTCTTCTGGGTTAATCTCCAAGCGCAATTGGTATTCACGACGAGGAACGAGAGCACCAGTACGTTCAAGTAATAGGGCGTATTGATGATCAATCATCAAAGGTTGATCCCATTGGGGATTCACATCACCGGATTCACCGATAGTGCGGCGTTTGAATTTCTCCGAGTTGATTTCGCGTAGTGGGCGCGAGATGTTCAGTTGTGCACTGTCACCACGTGCCGAGTTCCAAGTGATGTCCATGCCTAGGACGAAAACAGATTTAGCCATTTGTTAGGTCTCCAATATGTGTGTCACCAACTTGCCGTAGGTATCGGGGAAGGTGAATTTGGTTCCATCACGGACGAGTGAGCCGACAACGGTTTCAATGTCGCCCTCATGGAATTCGATTAAAGAGTTCAGGATTTTCCCGTACTGGCGACGCATCCAGTGAGCCGAGGCCAACAGGTCTAACGCCGCACGTTTAGTCGGGACAGGTTTGGTATTGAATTTCTTTGCAGTAGAAATCGAGGCTGCGAAATCATTGAGCGCGGCATACGCGCCAGCTGGATTCAGCAACACATCAACATTCCATTTTTTAAGCTCGACCTCAGAGCGATACCAAACAAGGCCAGTGTTTGCGAGTTTCTGTTCAAGCGCCTTGTTGTAGATACGCCAGTAAATGCGCGAGGTACGCGAACCAATCGAGTATTGCTCTTTGGTGTAAATCGGTTTGCCATCTTTGCCGATACTGGCAATGGTCATATCTTCATGAAGCACAGGGCCACGACCACGTTCTGCGGTGCGGAAACAGTCGTCACGCCACGCCTTGTAAGCGTATTCGCAATCAAAAATCCCGTCGTAATCGTCATAGGCCAAGTCAACACGCGCCAGAGTTTGCACACCAAGCACATTGGTCAGCCAGTCATGTAGCGACCACGTAGGACGACGGGCAAATACATGCTTGCATCCCGTTCCGTTGATTTGGAAATGCACCGTGTCATTGTTACCGCCGATACCAACGAAACCGCAGAAGTCTTCACCATCTGGCGAAGTCAGTTTCATGGATTCGGTGTAGAACTGGAAACCCAAACCGCGAGGCGCAGACAGCGACAAACCAAGCACTTGGTTGGTGAAGATGCGCAAGCAGTCTTCCAAGTAATTGCGATAACAGATATCAAATGCTTTGTTGTACGCATCAATCTCGTCGGAAGTCTGAGCGACCGTCGGATTAAACACAGGTGGAGCAGGGAACTTAGGTGCACGACAGTGACGCTGTAACAGTCCGGATTTGGCAAAGCCTTTGTATTCCTCATGCTTGTGCAATCGACGAACGGCATCGTGACAATGACGTAAGTCTTTCACAGCAAACGTAAAACACAGGTAGTCGATATGAACGCTTTGCTCATCGAAACTTTTAAGGATGTTAGTTGCGGTAGTCATCGAACACCCCCATATTGATACGTTGTTCAACGGTCGTGTTGGTGATGGACACCAACTCATAAGAAACGAACTGAGACGAAGCCCAAGACTCAAGATGAGACATGGATTTAAGCAAATCCCATTCGTCGCAACCTTTGACCAACACAGAAACCGTGTAGTCAGGCAGCAAGTCGTAATAGATGATTTGAGCTTCGTTCAT